GGTAATAAGTTTTAGGAAGAATATGAACACTTGTAGAAGAACCATCTTCTGATAGTGCTCTTGCTAATTCATCCTCGTAAAATAATTTTAATTCTTGTGTTCTTTGTGGTGCGTATTTTTGTGATAAATAAAATGCTAATCCTGATGCCATACAAGGTACAAAACGAAAAGGTACATCGGTTGCATCGGTATAAGTTGCATCAACATCTTGTATTCTTTTAACAAAATAAATATGTACTTCTTTTCCTGCTGCTGTTGAATCTGGTGTTGTGTATAAAGTGACTGTTGTTTTGTCTACAAATCTTTGTACAAAATATCTAGAAGGTGTTCCTTTAGATAGTTTATTTGCTAGTCCTGAATAAGTTGATCGATCTGTTTTAGTAAGAGCAGAATCTGCTTCTGATACTGTTCCTCTTCCTGCTCTAAAAGTTGCTTCTAAAACGTCAGCAATGCCGTAAGTAGACGTTCCTGTTGTTCCACCAACGGTTGTTGATGAAGTTCCATCTCCTGTTGCTCTGTAGAAAGTGTATTCAGCTTGGCCTTCAACAAGATCAATATTAGTATCGCCTACTTCCCAGTAGTGCAAACCTCTATTTCCCCATTCTTGAAATAAAATATTTAAAGAACGTCTTGCTGTTTTTAATTGATATCCCGAAACAGATTGTAAGCCGATTCGTTCGTAAGCTTCTTCAATAATTTCGTCTACAGCAAAAGTCTTATCGAACGTTACTGTTCCGGAAGTAGTATTAGCCATTCGCTACCTCCTAGTAATTCTTAAGCCATTCACACGTAATTGTGGCACTATCTGCAGATGTACAAGCGGGCATAACAAATTTAACATCACCAGTGTAATTAGTAGCTTTGTTATTTGGTACTCCACCCAAAGAACTATAATCTAAAAATCCACTTTGTTCTACAGTTAAGAATGTTGCATCGGTATCTGCATCCCACATTAATTTAACAGCGTCTACCTTTGCTGTCATAGATACACTATACCATATTTTGTTTAGTGTAACCGTTGCACATGCATTACCATTTCTGTCTTTAGTTAATGCTGAAACATCAACAACTGTAGTTGAGCCTCCAGAACTATCCGAAACATTTTGATAATGTGTTATTAGTTTTTTTTCGCCTTGATAAACCGTTTGGTTTAGTACTAAGTCTGCCATTTTTTACTCCTTATCTAGGGGTGAAGTCATTACACTCCACCCAGAGAGTTAATTATTATTCAAAAACGTGTCTACTAATTGATTGGTAGTGTACGTTTAATACTTCCGCTGCCGCCGCTCCATTTTCAATACCGATATAAGGTATTAAATCAATGTTGTCTGTCAAAGCTGCTGTTTTAGTAGCTGCTGTACCTGGTTGTACTGCTGTTACCGCTGTACCACCCGTGCTGCCTGCAGTAGTTGTTACATTGTATTGAATACCATTTACATAAATTGTAGCTTTTCTATCTGAATCAACTTCAATTTTAAAGTGGTATTGTGTGTCTGCTGCAACAGCAATTGGTAATCTACTGATGTAGTCAGTACCACCAATACTATAAACAAAGTGCCAATTAGCAAAAGTCGTGAAGGCTTCACTATTAGTAGCATCTGATTGATATTTAAAGAACATTTGGTTAGCATCCGTAGCAACTAATTGATCATTAGTTAACTTTAGACCCGCCCAAACTTTTTGATTATCAAGTGCAGGTAATGAAATTGAACATTCCCACTCTACTTGGTTTTCAGTTCCCCATTTAGTTCCGCTCCAAGCTGTTTGGTTTGTATCTAAATGTGGTAACAGAATTCCTTGATCTTGATCAGCTGTTGCTGTTGTCATTACGATTCCCGCTTGAGTTGCTGAAAAAGTAGTTAAAGCAGTCGTGTAGTTAGTACCTAATGTTTCAAAGTTTTTGTTAGCTGCTTGTGTTATTGCCAATGCAGAAGCTGAATCCGCATCAGGGTCGATGATATTTATCGCATTAAGGCCGGGTCTTTGATAGAAAGCCTCATAGAGATATTTTCTTCTAGCATCTTTTAATCCAGAACATTGTGTTCTGTCGTGAACTACACCCGTAGATGCAGTTTTACTAACTAGCTGTACATTATTCTCTGAACGAATAGGACCGCTAAATGTTGTGTTTGCCATGTTATAATCCTCCTAGATTATATAAATGTAGTCCCTAGGGAAGTCGACTATACGCGTCTACATTTATTTTTTTTATTTTTAATTGTATAGTGATTTTTTATAGCGTTTTTTTGAGTAGAGCGCAAGAGATTATGTGATTCGGAGACGTTTTCCGTATATAGCTTTTTTGACTAAGTAGCTACTGAAACTTGTGCCTGTGAGTCTTCGATCTTATTAACTCTGTGAGCAACTTTTGCTTCTTCTAACTTGATCTCAGTGACGATTTCTCTAATTTTATCGTCAATTTTGACCATGTCTAGAGTATATCTACCTGATTCGTTATACTCTTGCTCCCAGCTTAACTCCAAGGACTTCTTGTGTTTGTATAGGTCTTGTGTCATATACAATCTCCTCATAGGTTATCCATTTACCAGTTTTACTAGTAAATCCATCAGGCTCAAATAATACCTCATTTTTTCCTAGTTTGTCAAGGATAGAATTTTCAATACTTTCAGCATTATCTTCAGCCATAACGGTGAAGTCTGAAGCATGCCCATGGTAACGGATTTGTACTCGGAAGTTTTTCATAGTCTAATTCTTACTGTATGTTTGAAATGAGGCGGTTTTAAGGCCGCCTCATTAATTTACTTATTTACTTATTACGCACCTGGTGATCCGAAAATACCTCTCCAGTCAGACCAGCCGAAGCTGTATCTTTCTCTGGCTTTGTATCTTACGTTTCCAGTTTCAAAATCGCCTTCCATAGCGGTTTTGATTGGTGCTCTTGTGAAGTGTTTAAGTCCATTTGGTACATCTGTTTTGATAAAGAATGCATCAGTGTCAGTTAAGTAGTGATTTACTACATAACCTTGAGGTATCATCCCCATGTTTTTGACTGCATTGATATCGTTATCAGCTGTTCCAACTCTACCTACAGATTTCATCAATCTTTCAGCAGTAAATTGCAAAGCAGAAGGAATAATTAATTTCATTCCTTTAGCCGCAATTTTCAGACCACGCTCATCAGTTAGGGCTGCAATGTCAATCATTGCTTGCTCTAAAGATGTTTCGTTAAGGTCTGCAGCAGTAGTTAGTTCATTTTGCTCAGTGCCAGCAACAATTACGTGTGCTAGTGAACAAAGTTCTAAACCATCTCCGCCTGTGAACGAACTATTAAACGCTCTGTTAAGAACATTTGCTGCTTTAACTTGTTTAGAATTAGCCATAGATCTAGCTAATGCTTTTGTATATCTAGACGCAAGTCTGTCATACAAGTTATCTTCAATCGCTTCTTCAGTGATTGAAAACGCTAAAGCAAGCGTTTCATGCGTGTAACGAGCCGTGAAAGTTTCTTGTGCTGCATCGTAGTTAACACTTTGACCTTCAGGTTTTACAGAAGCATTTCCAAATCCAGATAACATAACTTCTTCTTCAAAAGCTCTGTCTGAATTTTCTGAACTGAAAATTTCTGCATGTTCGTTAGCGTAGTTTTTGTACTCCAAGCCGAATAGTGCATTCAAACCTGGCTCTAGTTCTTTAACTAGTTGTGATCGTGATATTGCCATGATTATATATCTCCTATTATACGGCTGTGATTAATTTAAATACATGCTCGCCAGTACTAAACACACAATATGCGTTAGCATTTGCTGTCGCTGTATCGCTGTTATCAGGATCTTTTGAGATTCCGATTTGTTTTATGCCAGCGCCAGTTCCAGAAGTAGAAGTATCTAATTCTGAAGATGATTGGCCATTAACAGTACTGCCACCTACACCTACGAAATCCATTGCTGAATGATTCATAGCTGCTGTGCCTGTACCATCATGCTGTGCTTCAAACACGATATAAGGGTCTGCATATACGGAAGCTACTATATCTGCTGCTGCTACTTGAGAATAGTAAGCTTTCCATGTTGGTTTACTTGTTGTTGGGTCAGTATAAAACACGCCACCAAAAACACCTAATTGTTGAGTGTCTCCAGCTGCTGCTGCTTCAATACCGCCGGCTGCTACTGCTTCAACTACTTGGCCTGTATAAATATCTCCAGAGTAGTTATTAGCAATTGCGAACTCTTCAGTTTGGATTTGTCCACCAACAAGAGATCTTGTAGGTTTGAAACCAAAAGCTGCGTCTTGATTTGCCATATTGTTTTTCTCCTAATGCTCGTAATAATAAAATTACGAACGGTTTAATTTAATTTCGTTGGATTAGGAATAGCTAATAAATTAGTTTTTCTTTGTTCCACCGAAGGTTACACGGGATTGCCTCTCAGCGTTGATTGGCATTCCTGGGTGTTGCTCCTTCATGAGATCGTTTTCTATAGCGTCATTTGCGTCTTGAGTCATATTATTAAAATACTCCTCGCGCGATTTGACAATCTCTTCGGGTACCTTTGCAAGCAAAAGGCCACCAACTCCGATTACCCCTTTGTATTTGCCTTCTGTAACAGTTGGATATTGAGATCCTGGATATGCATCAGCTCTTACAAGCTCGTATCCTGATCTTATTCGCCCAGCCATGTTTTTTGAATCGTCAAAACCCATAGTCTCAGCTCTAATCCACCTGTGATGATAACCATCAGGCGCAGGGGGTGCATCTAAAGATGATGGTGGAGTCCAAACTTTTTTTTGAGATGTTTTATCTCTGGTCTGGCTCGCACGGGAAGTTTTCATTTTGTCG